TAGTACACTTTTAACATGTGAGTATGCTACAGGTTTGGTCAATCAGATCTACAAGCAGCATACTGACACTCCAAAATCTGAATTAGTTCAGATTGTGGCACAGAGCACTGAACCAGGATGCTTTGAGGACGCAAAAGCCGACTGAAGGAACGGGTTTAATCCACCCTACCTTTGGAGAAAGCCAATGGCAAAAGTCACTTATCGTGGTGTCGAATACGACACTGAAGAGTACAGAGAAATGCTCATAAAAGAGCATCAACAAACTCGTAATCACGATCTAATGTATCGTGGAATTAAAGTGAAAAGCAAGGCAATTCCTTGCAGTTAAGATAAAGGGGGGTTTACATACCCCCTTTTTTAATGTATAATTGTAAAAAATGGTGTAACTTATGGCACTACACATGCGTGAGCAAATACTAAGAGCATTGATAGCACATGCTCAAGGTGACATTGCAAAACATAAAGCAAACATTGAAATTTATCTAGAGCATCCTGCAGGTGTTGGTGAACATACTGACATCTTAGAATCCATAGAAAAAGAAATAGATACTATCGCAAAATATCAAGATCAGATAGATGTAATTAAAAAGTATTTCATGTCTGGTCAAACCATGACTGATATTGATAGAAGATCTAATGAATAAAGGTAAACTAAAAGTTTTAGTGAGAGCTTTAAAAGAGATTGTAGAGGAGTTAGAGTCGGAAATATACTCTGATGTAAACTCATACACCAAGTCGGATACATTTTCCGCACCACCAACAGATTACGATGAGGTCTTTGATGACGATGGTTACCCCGACTGAAATGTCACAAAATGTTAAACTTGTAAGTGTCACTCCTGATGCTGAACAACATATGGCATATGTTGCTCGTGTTAGTAATCCTAAGAATCAGGACAATGATAACTTTGCAGGACTACTTAAATATTGTATAAAACATGGTCATTGGTCTGTCTTTGAACAGGCATTTATGACGGTGGAAATTAATACCACTAGAGGCCTTGCTGCTCAGATACTAAGACATAGATCATTTACATATCAAGAGTTCTCTCAAAGATATGCTGATACTAATCTTTTAAATCAAGTAATTCCAATTCCAGATCTTCGTAGCCAAGACTCTAAGAACAGACAAAACTCTATTGATAACATACCTGAAGAAAGAAAGTTAGCACTTCAAAAAACTATTGCTAATCATTTTGCTTCTGGAATGGATCTTTACAATGAGTTACTTCGACAAGGTGTGGCAAAGGAGTGTGCTAGATTTGTGTTACCACTTGCCACTCCTACACGCATATACATGACTGGAAGTATAAGGTCATGGGTGCATTACATTGATCTTAGATCTGCACATGGAACACAAAAAGAACACATGGAAATTGCAGAGATGTGTAGAGAAATTTTTAAAGTAGAGTTTCCCACCATCGCTCAAGCACTTGATTGGTTCTAAATAATTAACCCCTATTGTTACGATATGCCTACTTACCCTGTTAAAAATTTGAAGACTGGAGAAACTAAAGAGATTCGTATGTCAATGACGGCATATGATGATTGGAGAAAAGAAAATCCAGATTGGGATAAAGATTGGTCAAAAGGAGTTGCTGGAGTTGGAGAGGTTGGAGAGTTT